GTTAAATCTACAGCTATTCCACCACCTCCACCAGAAGCAAGTGTAAAAGTTTGTGGTCTTGCATTTCTTAAACCTTGTCCATCTGCAGTAGTTGGTTTTGGATCTAGTTGTGGATGTTTTGCTTCAAACTCTGATGTATGTACACGTGCACCATTCCATTCAATAACCATTTCCGTATATGGAAATGCTTGACCAGAACGATCAGATATAAATTGTGCGTATTTTCCTCTAGATAAATTAGACATTTGGATAATAAGTTTTTGGGGTTATAAAAGAACTTGAAGGTGAACCATCTTCTTCTAATGCTCTTTTTAATTCATCTTCATATAATAATTTCATTTGTTGTGTAAGTTCTGGTTTTACTTTTTGTGAAAGGTAATAAGCTAAACCTGCACACATACATGGTACAAATCTATAAGGTACATCAGCTTCATTAGTGTAAGCTCCTGCATCTTGAATTCTTTTTACATAATAATAATTAAGTTTGTTTCCGGCTTCAGAGGCACCTGGAGTTAAGTATAAAGTAATAGTTACTTTATCAATAAATCTTTGTACAAAATATTGTGTAGGAGTTCCTGTATTTGTTTTATTTGAAAGACCTTGATACGCAGATCTATTTATTTTTGTTAATGGAAAATCAGTTGAAGTATTATTTCTATAAACAGCTTCTAGTATATCATCAACACCATAAACTGCTGTTGCATCTGAAGTTCCATCAGACGTTGATCTAAACATTGTATAAACAGCTTGGCCATTAACTAATGTAATATCATTATTTCCAACTTCCCAAAAATGCAAACCTCTGTTTGCCCATTCTTGAAACATTATATTTAAAGAACGTCTTGCAGATTTTATATCATTTCCAGAATAATCAAAACGTCCTAATCTTTCATAGGCTTCGGTGATTATATCATCGATAGCAAATTGTTTTTCAAATACTGTAGTTCCTGAAGTTGCCATTAAGCTCCTGTTATAGTTACTGTAATGCTTCCGCCTGCTCCTGCTAAATTATAAACAATACCATTTTCAAACTTGATACCTGAACCAGGAATATAAACTTCTAATCCTTCAGTACCAAATTTATATGTAGCGACTGCTGTTCCTGGTGATGAAGCATCTGATGAATCATAAAAAATAATTGTAGATGATGCTATACCTAATCCTTGGATTGAAGTAATTCTAGCTCTACCAGCTCTAGCTAAAGTATCAGCTCCTACTGTTGTCATGTTTAATGTCTTCTGATCTGAATCCATTTTTTCTCCTTATTTATCTATTAACACGGTTGATTTAGCACTAGTAATAGCGCTACAAGTCATTCCAGATTTAAATAAAATTCCATCTTCAGGCATGTTAAAAGTAAAAACATCTCCTGGAGGAACCTCTGCAGTGAATTGAGTTCCGCTGATATCTTGTAAAGTTATTGATCCTGTATCAGTAGTAGTTGTTGTATTGGAAAGAATAATTCCTCTTAGTCTTGTTCTTCCACCAAACACTTGACCTGTTGCTGTTATCTGAATCGCTTTTACATCTGATCTCATATTTAATTCTCCTTAAAATTTGTGTAGGCCCGAAGACCCACACAAATTAATTATCTATTACGTATCGCTAAATGGTGTAACAATAGTTCCTGATCCTAAAAGCAGAGTATTGTGTACTAAGTACTGAGCAGATTCTAGTGCTGTAATTTGAACTACAGAACCAACAATTCCACCTTGTGTAGTACCATTCATAGAAAGTACATCGTTTGCTGCTGCTGGAAAGAAAGCTTTTTTAGCTCCATCATCTACAGCGATCATAGCTGCGCCTGTAAATTTATCCACACCATCAGTTATGATTTGAACATCAGTTGCAACTGTATCAATGTAAAAAGTGAAAGTAGCACCAATGTTGTTTAAGTTATTGTAGTCAGTATCACCTGCAGTTGCACCATTAGCATTAGTGTTAATGCTTGGTAACGCATAAATTCCATCTGCATCTTGTGATATTAACAATCTTCCCGCGTGATCAGCTACAGTTAGTGGTAAACCAGCTGCTCCTAAACCAGTTGAGTTGATTGCTTTTGACATACCGGGTCCAAAACCTATAAAGCCATTTTTAGAAATGACCGGTCCTGAAAAGGTTGTATTAGCCATGATTGTTCTCCTAGTTAATTCCACATAGTCTCTAGGCCGTCGACTATACTGCGTCTATGTAGAAAATTAATATATGTATAGTGATAATTTTATACACTACTTTTTAGTAGAGTGCAAGAGAGCCTGTAGTGTGGAGTGGATTTTTCCAACGATGTAGCTTTTTATTAAGTAGCTACTGAAACTGTAGGAGCGACAGCATCGACTTTATTCTGCAAATGAGCTTCTTTTGCTTCTGCAGACTTAATGTGTAAAACAATCTTTTTTACTTCGTCGTCTATCCTCACCATATCAAGAGTATATCTACCCTCGTTAAGATGTTCTTGCTCCCATTTGAGATCCAGTGATTTTTTCTTGTTGTAAAGATCCTGGATGTGTGGTTGCATCGTCATATATAACTTCCTCATAAGTTATTCTATATCTCTCAGATCCAAACATTTTGTCTCCGAGATTTTCCCATTTTATAACATTTTGTCCTAGTTTGTCAACTATGGCCTGTTCAAGGGAAATTGCATCATCATTAGATGATACTTCAAATTTTGCGTAATGATTGTAAGCGATTATGGTAACTATAAATTTTTTCATGGATTTGTTATCTTACTTTCTAAATGAGGCGGAACTATGTCCGCCTCAAATATTTTAATTAGTGATTAAACACCTTCAACACCGAAGATACCTCTATAGTCAGAAACTCCAAAAGAGTATCTTTCTCTAGCTTTGTATCTTACGTTACCAGTATCAAAGTCACCTTCCATAGCCGTTTTAATCGGCGCTCTGTCAAAGTACTTCATACCATTTGGTACGTCAGTAATGATGTAAAACGCATCTGGGTCAGTTAAGAAGTTGTTCACTCTGTAACCTTGAGGAACCATTCCCATTGACGCAATAGCGTTAATGTCATTATCAGCAGTTCCAGTTCTACCTTGAGACTTCATAAGTCTTTCAGCATTAAACTGGTTTTCACTAGGTACAATCATTTTAACACCTCTTGCAGCAATTTTCAGACCTCTTTCGTCTGTCATTGCAGCAATGTCGATTAAAGATTGCTCTAATGATGTTTCATTTAAGTCAGCTTGTACTGCTAAAGTATTAGCAACAGTCCCTGCAATTGTAGGGTGAGCTGTGTTAAATAAACTAACACCGTCACCTGAATTGAAGTTATTGTTAGTTGGTAAACCTTGAATTAAAGGTACCACTGACTTAACTTGTTTAGTGTTCGCCATAGATCTAGCAAGTGCTTTAGTATATCTAGACGCAAGTCTGTCATATAGGTTATCCTCAATCGCTTCTTCAGTGATTGCGAACGCTAATGCAACAGTCTCGTGAGTGTATCTAGCTGTGAAAGTTTCTTGTGCATTGTCGAAACTTACGCCAGAACCCTCAGCTTTAACTGAAGCATTTGCAAAACCTGATAACATAACTTCTTCTTCAAACGCTCTGTCTGAAGATTCCGTCGTATAGATTTCAGCATGCTGATTCTCATAACGTTTATATTCCAGGCCGAATAAAGCATTCAAACCTGGCTCTAGTTCTTTAACTAGTTGTCCTCGTGATATAGCCATATTTTATCTCCTTATATGCCTGCGGTCTGTTTCAAGAAGTGTTCGTTAATAGTAACAATTAAATTCGTATTAGCTGAACCTAATTCATTATTATCCGGATCTTTTGAAACGCCGATTATTTTTAGTTGAGCAGCTCCCGCAGCCATTGTTCCAGAAATTTCTGTTTTTGAAACAAAGTTTGGAGAGGTACCGGCTGTGTACGAAATATCTGCACAATTACCAATATTGGTTTGCGCAGGTGTACCAGCACTTTGTACTTCAAACCTTTGATACGGATCATCAGATACAAAAGCAACAATATCTGTTGCAGTGTTGCCTGCATTTAAATGATTCGCATAAGTAGGTTTTTCAGATGTTGCATCAGTAAAGAAAACACCAGTAAGTGATCCTAATAAAACATCAGTCGCAGCGGCTACAGTAATTGTACCTGTATTTGCCATTTCAACAGGATCGTTGAAATAAATTGCGGCTGCAGATGCAGCAATGTTGTATTCAGATAAACCTTGGTTGTCTCTATTCTGACCAACTTTTCCACTCGGTCTTAGACCGAATGCGCTATCTTGATTAGCCATAGTTGTGTCCTCCTTATAGACATTTATTTAAGTTTATCCGGCGGTTAGGAATTGTTAAAAAATTAACTCTTCTTCGAGCCACCGAAAGTTACACGTGTCTGTCGATCAATATTGATCGGCATACTTGGGTGCTGTTCCTTCATAAGATCGTTATCCACTGCTTCAACGTTGTCTTGAGCTTGTTTTCTATAATACTCAGCACGTTGTTGCGCAATCTCTTCCGGTACCCTTGCTAGCACAAGGCCACCAACTCCGATCACTCCCTTATATTTGCCATCATCTACATGAGGATAATCTGAGTCTGGATATTCATCAGCTCTTACTAATTCATATCCTGATCTAATTCTTCCAGAAACATTCTTAGTGTCTTGGAATCCCATAGATTCAACTCTTATCCATCTGTGTATAAATCCTGTTGGCGCAGGGGGTGCATCTAAACTTGATGGTGGAGTCCAAACTTTTTTCTTAGCTTCTTTTTCTCTAGTTTGACTCGCACGCGAGGTTCTTTTATCGTTATTATTTTCCATATGCTTATACCTCCTTCGTGATATTTAATTGTTTCGCATACTCTTCGAGTGGCACACCTAATTTTTTAGCAATTGCTACCTGTGATGGTGTGAGCCTCACAGTTTTGCGACCAGATTTTGTACTTCTTTTTGCAGATGCAACTGTCTGTACAGGCTTAGTCGTTTCCTTAGCTTCTGTTGTAGCAAATTTCTGCGGAAATTCAAGTCTTATTCTTCTATCTATTTCAGAATAATACTCTTCGCTACTTGGATCAAAACCCTCTTGTTCTGTTAATTTCTTATGAAGATCAAAAGCAGTATAAGTCATAGCTGAATCTTGACCAAACCATGAGTTTTTTTGAGCCCATTGTTCAGCTTTTGGATCAGGTGTACCTGTCGCTGCTTGCTGTCTTTGTTGTAAATTAACTTGAGGTTGTTGAACTTCTGTTTCTTTTTTCTGAGCATACAATTCTTGTTCAGCCTTTGCTTCAACAAATCTTGCTTGTTTATATGCGTATTCAGAAATTAAAGATTGAGCTTCTACTTCAGCATTAATATCTCCAGCTTCTCTTGCTGCAGCTAATTTTGCTTTTGCAGATTCTAAACCAGATTTAATACTATCTTCTGTAGTTTTTAATAAACTTGGTTCCATCTTAGAAAGTTTCTGCTCTGCTTTTTCTTTTTCAGTTAAAACTGATTTAGCATAAGTTAAAGCTTCATCTTTCTGACGTTCTGCTTCTCTCCATTTTTTAGTCAGTTTAGCTATTCTTTTTTGAACGCTATCTGAATAATCTTGAAGCTCATCTTTTTTTGATTCTTCTTTTTTTTCTTCAGAAACATTTTCTTCTAATTTAATCTCACGTTCATTTTCATGAGTCTTATCTTCAGGAACTGTTTCATCTTCAACAGGTCTTACTGTTGGTTCTTCTTTTATTTCAGGTTGTTGAATTTCAGCTGAATCTTTTTCTTCAGCTATATCGACGTCCATTGCTGGCCCTGATGTATCGATATCGACTTTGTTATTTTCTAAGTCTGGCATAGTTTCCTCCTAGTGTTACTATGATTAATATTGATGAAGTATATCTTCGGGTTTATCGATGGTTGCTAAAACTTCATCATCATTTAGCAATCTTACTTCCCCACCGTCTATCTGTATTCTTGATCCAGCGTATCTTGCAAAGATAACCCAGTCACCTTTTTTACACCAAGCACCTTCAGGAAATTTTTCTTTATCATAACAATGTGGTCCCATCTCAAGAACCAAACCACAAGTAGAACCTACTTGTTGTCTCTCAAGTGTATCTTGTCCTAGTATTAAACCACCTTTAGTTTTTTCAGGCATTTTAAATGGTAAAACTAATAGTCTCCATCCAGTAGGTGCAGGTAATTTACTTGATTCTTTTTTCTTTAGACGTTCGTAACCGTCTACTTCTTTTTTATGTTCGTCATCGTATTTATCTAATAAAGCGGATTTAGTTTTTGGGACTTCCGAAGTCGACGACGTTTTCTGGTCTTTCAGCATCATTTTTTTTCTCCTTCTTAGGGTTTAGCAGGGATGATATTTCCTGTGATATTCTTAAATAGGCATGTGCCTGTCCCATCATATACTTGTATTTTTCCATATTGTCAATACCACCTGAGATCATGGAATCACCAATATCTTGATAAGACTCTTTAAGATGTTTTTGTAGTTTATTTAATATTATTAGTTCTTCGTTTTGCATATTTCTTTCTCCTTTTATGTAATAAATTAACTCTTTTATGCCAACACCATTCAGTGACTTTTATAGCATATGTTTCTAATTTAGAAAACATAGTATCTAATCCACCAAAAAAATTATATATAAATTTATCAATCATACTAAACACCAACTTTCTTCATAGCTTTTTTATGACTTTTTGAAAATGACATTCCTTTTTTCATGTCTTTTTTCATACTTGTCATATGCTTTGAAGAATGATGCTTACTGTGTTTTTTTAAAGTTTCTTTTTGTCTTTTCGTTAGTTGTTTTTCCTTTAACATTTCCATCTCCTTCTTGCTTGTCTTATTCTAGAATTAGGATCATTTCTAGTTTCAGCAGAAGATCGTTTAAGTTGTCCGAGTGATCTTGCACAATATGACTTTCTACGTTTAGCTGCTTTTGATCCTTTTTTAACTTTCCCTGTCACTGCAGTTTTTAATTTTGATCCAGGATTTGCTGCTCTATAAGCTCTTACACCTTTAGCAGTCATTCCAGCACCTGATTTTGTAGGTCTGTAATTTGCGTTTTTACCTGTAGTAGTTTTTCTAATTGTACCACCTTTTGCTTTTTCAATTCTACCACCAGATGCTTTAAACTTAGTTCTTGGTGTTGTTCTTAAATTTTTCTTTTCTTGTTTTTCTTCTTGATAATCTCTAATTTCTTGTTGAGTTAAATTACCTAAATATTTACCATCATCGTAAGCTGGAATTGTATTTTTATTATATCTACTCATTAGATTTTTTGCATGTTTGGATTGTTAGATAATATATTTTTTTCTGCTCTTGGTCTAGCAACAGAGTCTCTGCTTCTTTTTCTAAGTTGAGCAATAGCAGATTCTTTTAATGCTTTTTCTTTTTTTAATCTTTGTAAATCTTTTTCTAAGTTCATTATGCAAATGTTTTTACGTTAGTTGGTTTACCACCAGGATTACCGGCTGCTCGTTTTCGTTTGACAGCACTCGCCTTTTGCCCTTTTGACATCCGTGTGGCTTTTGCAAGTGGTACGCACTTCGGATATTTTCGCTTCGAACCCTTGCTTCGTCCACATGGTTGATACTTCCCATTCTTTTTTGGAGCTCCTATGTCTACCCATTTCTCCGATACCCATTTTCTTAATCCACCTTCTGCAAAATTCCTACGCACAACTTAATCTCTTTTTTCTAGCCATGCCAGCCATCAAACCACCATTACCGGCTTTTTTACGACTACCTTTTTTGCCACCAGGTGTAATTTTACCTGAACAAACTCCGGACGCATACATGTTCGCGTACGCCGAAGGGTAAACTTTGAATTTACGTTTCGCTGCTGCTTTTCCTTTTGCACAAAGTTTAGCCATTATGCGATACCCATTGCTTTTTTCATCATTGACTTAGACTTTGTTTTTTTACCTTTAGACATTAAAATTTTTTTCTGTAATTCTTTTGGTAAAGTTTTTTGTGCCTTCGTTAAAGTTGGGCCACCTTTATTATAATAGTTTCTCATTATTTTTTTCCTCCTCTAAATATTTGTGTTCCTTTTATACCATAAATACTTGCCACGACAAGTATCCATAAATTTGTAAACCAGGTCGGAAGCGATTGGAAATGCTCAAAGAAAACTTTTATCTTGTCCATAGCTTGCACGTCATCTGAAAAGACTCCATACGCCAAAACCAAAATGGGTAATGTCAAAATTACAAGAACCGCCTCGTCCTTATAATCCGATTGTCTCGCTTCTAACAATTTACCTTGGTAAGCTTCTTCACCACGGGCTTGTTTTTCAGCATGCAATAGTTGAGCGTCAGACATTGCAATTTTTGCCTTCTGCTTGTTAGCATAAATCTTACTTCCAGCAGAAACGGCTAATTTAAGTGCCGAAATCCACATGTTAGATCCATTTAGCTTTTTTAGACTTCTCTTTTAGCATTCTTTTAGTGCCTCTTACTTCAACTTCTTCACCTTTTGCAATAAAGTTGAAAGCACCATCTGCTGT